AGCGTTTGTTATACTGCCAGGGTAGGGTGGACTTCCTGTATAATTAGCACCACCAAAATATAACATGGCAGTTTGAGTACCAGCACCACCCGCTCCATAATTTATTGTGGGTAAGGGAGAACCAGATGCCCATGCTTCAGTAAGAGCTAATCCTCTAAGAGACTGGGTGGTTGTGTTATACCACATTTGTCCATCAGCAGAATCTGATGGATCTGATGATACGGATTTAATTTTTTTTCCGACTAGTGCTTTGTAGGTCGACATTTATTTAGTCTCCTTAATTATTCTTCAAAAGCCAGCCTTGTGTGCTATCTACATATACCAAAGTATTTGCTGCTCTTTCTGTTGATACTACTAAAGGATCTGTTGATCCTGCAATTTTTTCTGTTCCGTTTTGATCTATTGTTAATGCGTTAGTGTCAAATGTTCCTGCATAATCTATAAAAGAAATTTCATCTCCAATATTTCCTGCAGGTAAATCCATTTCTATTGCATTACTTGTAGTGTTAATAAAATAACCTTCACCTGCTACAGCTGTAAATGTAGCAGAAGTTTTTACTGCTTGCCAAGAGGTTCCGCCTGATACTTCAGCAAATGATAGCTGTCCAACGCCTGTTGCACCTGAACCTGTTACTGAATCTACTTTTAAAAATCTGTTTGCTGTTACATTTCCAGTAGGAAATTTTAACTCATAGCTCTGCCCAGAGCTGTGTGGGGGTGATGTAAGTTTAATCCCGTGGGAGTTAGACTCACAGTTAAGTTGAATTGAACCTGGATTTGTTGCACCCATTGCTTCAATAACACCAGTTCCTTTTGGTCTTAAACGTAAATTAAGATTTGAATCATCTCCAACTGCACCAATCTGTGCACCAGCACCTGTTGCAGCATTTGTAATATCTATGTGGTTTACTGCAGAACTAGTTGTTTCAAAAATTAATTGTTCTGCTCCATTTTCATCTCTGATACCATGAGCATCATCAAAATCTATCATGAAAGAATTAGTATCTAAGTTACCACCTAATTGAGGTGATGTATCATCTACAACATCTCCACCAGTTTGAATTTGTATAATGTCTGGATTCGTACTATCATTTGCAGTAGCAAATACTATTGCCGTGCCTTTGTTTGTTGCTGAAAAAGTAAATGAAGATCCTGAACCTGACGCATATTTAAACTGAACTGTGTGAGCTCCAGAACTAGAATTTCTTAAAATATAAAAAGTTTGAACATCTATGGGTATTGTAACGACTGCATTCCCAGATAAAGATCCAGTAAAGTCAATCATTCTATGACCAGCTACATCACCAGTTCCATTATCAGTAATAGTTAAAGCAACTGTTCCACCACTAGTTAATGCTTGTGTAGTAAATCCACCAGCTATTTGTTCAATTAATTCTAAGTTTGTATTTGTTTTCGAACCCCAAGTTCCAGCGTTTTCACCGGTTTGCTGAAGTTCAACCCCTAAAGGTGTAAATGTTGATGCCATAAAAAATTCTCCTAAGCTGCTACATCAGTATAGCTGTTATTTGTTCCTGTTGCAACATCAGAATAACTATTATTTGTTCCTGTTGAAACATCACTATAACTGTTATTTTGACCGGGGTCAACATTTCCGTAAGCAAATATATTTACCCCTCCTATACTTAAACTAGAAGATAGTCCTTCAAAACCTACCACCATATCTGGCAGAGTTACAGTGCCAACGCTAAACGAAGCTGAAATCCCAGTTAGCCCCAACGTCATATCATTAGGGTCTAAAACTCCAACACTAGATGTCATTGTTTGACCTGTTGGGTTAACTACAGCACCACCTAATCCTATAATAGAACCCTGAGTTAATGTTAAATTTAATCCAGATAATATTGCAGTGTTATTTGGTGCAACTGCTGTACCAATTGATGTGGACAATGAAAACCCTGTAACATCAACTTGGTTATTAGAAGATCCAATTGCAGTTCCTTGAGCTGAAGTTACTGATAAACCTGATGGTTGAACAGTATCGTTCGGTGCTATGGCAGTCCCTTGACTTAGTGTTGCTTCTTGACCAGTCAAACCTACAACTTGATCTGCAACTGATACGACTCCTAATGCAAAAGATGCAGAAATACCTGACATCACAACGTTAGCATCTGCTTCAACTGCTAACGATCCAACATTAAATGATGCAGAAATACTTGATGGTTCTACAACTGCAGAACCAAGAACTGATACTGAACCTATGTTAGATGAAAATTCTACACCACTAATATCAAAATTAGGACTTAAACCAATTGTAATTGCAAACTCACCCCAAGCACCTTGACCGTAGGTATTATTACCCCAGCCTTCTATACCCATGCTAGAGGATATTTCAAAACCTGTTAAAGAAACTGTTACGTCGTTAAGATCTCCCCAAGATTCTTCACCCCAAGTCTTGGCTCCCCAACCTGCTCCAAGTTTTTGGTTTTCATTCCAATATGCTTGGCCCCAGGTAAACCTGCCCCATCCTGAAGACACCGACATGGTCGGCCTCCTATGTTAATCTGATTATTGCGGCTGTAGCGTCGTTTGCAGGAAACTCTATTTTAAAAGTTCCGTTACTTGCTGTTTTATCTCCACCAAATGCTATTGCACAAACAGCATCAGTTGTGCCCGAACTTGTGCCTGTTGTAGTATTATATATTAATGCAGCATTTGCTGTAAAAGAAGCTGATGTATAAGTTACGTCACCAAAATCTGTAAATGCAGTTGTGCCAGTCAAACCAACTCCTGTTCTTGTTAGAGTTTCTCCGCCTGCTGTGTATGCAGTCCCTGACGTATTTGTAATTTCTTCTGATGTTGAATAGTCTGTTGTAGATGCACCTAAAGTAGCATCACTATCATATAGTGCAATTTTAAATGTGTCACCACCTGATGATGAAAAATTGTGTTTACCTTGTAAAAGTTCTTGTTTAAAACTTGAACATATTGCGCTTGTGTTTGCCATAATTTATTCTCCTACGGGTTTGCTGAAGTTACTGGTATACGGACAGCACCATCTGTATAGTCATCTCTTCGTCTTCTACCAACTTGTTCGTTAGCAAACTTCTGTATCTCAGTTTTATATTTATTTTCATACAAAGTCAACATATCTATCGGACCTTTTAAAAACCCATATGCCTCTGATAAACAGCAATATAAAAGACCATTTGGAAAATTAAGACTAAGGTAATTAGTATTCTCACCCTCTAAAAGACCAGGCATTTTGTTAAAATGTATTCTAGCTAAATAGTTAGTATTAGGTGTAGGAGCTAAAAATATTCTACCTGATGTCGTATCTGTATTTCCAGTTGCACCTCCAAAAGAAGCATAATATTTTGGTTTGCCTTGTGCTGCAGATGTTCCTGTTACATCTTGATATTCTTGTAAATAACTCATGTCTTTTTTTTCTAAAAAAGTATTTGCACCAGTTATTACTGAATTAGAATCATATACTTGAATAGCTCTAATAAATAAACATCCTGCAGGAGCATTAATTGATTCTTGGCCTGCAACTAAATTAATCGTTTGTTGTTTTCTATCAGCATCAATAGGAACATCTCTCATTATTCTATATTGAGCGTTTAATATTATATTTTCTAAAACAGCGTCTGTTAAAACATTAGAGTCTGTTTCAGTATAACTTCTAATTTGTGTTTTTAATCCTGATGCACTTAATCCTGACATTATGCTATTATCTCCTGACAACGAGGACAAGATTTTCTAAATCTTTTATGACTAGAACAGTGCTCAGCTTTTACAGCCTCTTCATTTTCATACACTGGAGTTTCGGGTTCTGGAACATGTAGATATAATTCTTCATGTTCATCCATCTCTTGTCTTTTAGGTTTAAAAATAGTTTTTATCCAATTTAAAAAGTGTGTTATCATGCCGATATTGTAACTGGTCCTGCAGACACAGTTGGTCCTCCATTTTCTTCTGTTATACTAGGAGTTGCCCCTAGTGTAAATGTATATTTATCTGTTGTCGTGACTGTTATACTAAATCCTGATGCGTTTTCATAGGTTGTAAAAGCGACTCCTCCAGGGCTACCTTGAACATTTCTAAATCTAACAGTATTACCAGTAGATCTTCCATGATTAGGTTCTGTCACCGTAACAGTTTGTGAACTTGCAATTGTAGAAAAAGGATTATTACCTAACATTGCTGCAGCGGCAGGTTCTACTCTATCAGGTCTAACATTACGTAAAGATATAGAATCTCCGTTCATGGGTTTTGGTTCTAATTGTGGTTGTTTTGGTTCAAACTCAGATACATGAACAAAAGCACCATTCCATTCTCTAACCATTTCT